ATTGATACTTCTGATGCGCCCACAATGGTTTTCCCATCATGCTTATGGCGTGTCTGCAACCATTCAAGGCTGCCATGTGTGGGTTTAGTTATATGTTTCATGGTTATCACTATGACAGATGGGTGTGTCATACTTGCAACCCCTAAATGCAAAAACCCCACTGACATAGCCAGCAGGGTTTTCACATGAACAAACATAACAACGCACTAAGCGCAACCATGCAGATGTTGATGGTAGCACCTAGAGTGTCAAACCCACACATGAAAGAACAAACATGACACAAAGAATCACTGCTGATAATTACTTTTCAATAGTGCCTGAATGGGTTTTATACGCTGATATTTCAGCGTTGGCTGTCAGGCTTTACGCAACACTGCAACGCTATGCAGACAAAGATTCTGGTGGCTGCCACCCATCACGCAAGACCCTTGCTGATCGTTGTTGCACAACAACCAAAAGTATTGATAGAGCATTGAAAGAACTGGTTGCTTTGGGTGCTGTGACTATGCACCAGCGCACATCAGCCAATGGTGATCTAACTAGCAATCACTACACAGTGATAACTAATGCAGGGGTAGAGACAAAAACGCCCCTACCTAGAGACATAAACGCCACTAGGGGTAGGGACAAAATCAACCCAAGAACTAGAGTCAATATAAACCAGAGTCAAGAACAGGCAAGTGTGAAAACACTTGCTGATGAATGGTGGCAGTTTTACAAGACACGCACAGGTGGCAAAACCCCAACAGGTAAGCGTGCGTTTTTTGCGTTGCAATCTGTGATCACTGCTGCTTTGGATTCTGGCTGGTCTGTTGATGATGTGCGTGATGCGCTGACTAGATGCGCAACTGTTCCTAGTGTGATGCAGTTTGATAGGGAACTGGCAAAGGTTGTGCAATCCACGCAGACCAGCCCCACACGCTCTGTAGGCGTTTGTTTCAGGTGTAAGGGTACAAAGTTGCGTCTGGGCTGGAATGATGATGGCACAGCACTTATTGATGATCTGCCATGTGATGTGTGTTGAGACAAACAAAAGCCCCACCCATTACAGGTGGGGCAGATGCTTTGTGATTGATTACTTAGTGCAGGGAAACACTTTGACTGTGATTTGTTCATCATCTTCTAGGTCATATCCATACACAGCAATCAGTTCTGCTTGAACTTCTGTTGTGTTCGCTGCATTCATGCTATGAACACTTGAAGTGTCAATCACCATCTGATTTATGTATTTCTTGATGCAAGCACAATTGGGTGCGTGTATTTCAAATTGATCTTTATCAGTGTTTTCAAACCATGCGTACTTTGTTGATGTGGTGTTTGTGTTTGTTTCCATACCCACATCATAAGCACAAGTGATACCGATACGCAAGTATCAATTTCAAACCCTTACCCCACAAGGCTTCCAGCCATATGCCACCCAAGTGACACAGAACCTGATTAGGGTTGAACCCACCAGCCCCTAGTTAGCCACCAAGCGTGGTCAAAACCAAATCTGCCTAGCGCACCCAGCATTGCACCAGAAGTGCCTGTAAGCCTGTGAGACAAGCGCAAACGCCAGTGTGGGATACAGACAGCCACCCAGCGTGGAAATCCTTTACAGCGTGGCAGGGAAAGCACACCCATGAAAACCAAACCAATATTCATCATCATCATTGCATTACTTCTGCACCTGTGGATCTTTGCAATGTTCGCCCAAGAAACAAAAGCAGCCACCTACCCAACAACCAAACACCTACCCTGCCAGCAATGGCACAAACAACTGCGTGCCAATGGGCTACCAGTAGAAGTATTTGCACCCATTATGTATCGGGAATCCAGATGCCAAAGAACTGCTGTGGGCTGGAACTACAAGAAGGGTCACAACCATAAAGATTGCAAACTGTCACCAGCAGCCACCTACCGTAAATGCAAACATATAAAATCCTATGATATTGGGTTGTTGCAGATCAACAGCACATGGAAAACCCTTACCTACCAAACCTGCAAAACCAAAGAGATGCTGACCCTACAAACGCCAAGTTGCAATCTGGCTGTGGCAGCAGTGCTTTACAACAAAGGATTAGGGTTGGGCAACTGGCGTGCAACAAGCAATGGTAATATCACTACTAAGTAACCACCCCTAGAAAGACAGCATATGCCAAAGAAACAAACACTAAGCCCAGAGACACTGAAGCACAGCGCAACAGTTATTTTGTCTGCACGCATGAACGCAGGTGTTAGCCAGCGTGACCTATCAGTGCGCATGGGAATCACACAACCATTGATCAGCGCATGGGAACATGGCAAATCAGTACCATCACTTCATCATCTTGTAGCCATTGAAACTTCATTGGGTTTATCAACAGGTGAATTGATTATGCCGATTGCATACCCAGCGCATCATGGGGATACACCCACACCCAAGTAACTATGTCTGAAGTAGGTGTTGAAGATGCGTGGAAGCGTGAGAGAGTAGCAAGGCTTTCAACAACACCTATATTGCGTGCTATAGAAAACTTACCTGTGCGTGATGCTGCACAACTGTTAGGTGTCAATATTGGCACTGTTGTGAAATGGCGTGCCAGTGAAGGATCAGCAACAGTGCATTATGCAAGAGCCGACAGAATCGCAATCAGGCTTGGCGTTCACCCTGCTTATATGTGGGGCAAAGAATGGTGGCAGATTTAGACAGCAGAAAACCCCAGCACACTTGTTTGGTTTGTGTGCTGGGGTTTTTCTTTACTAGGTGGGCAGGGTCAGCAGACAGCAAGCCAACCCCACCCAGATCTATCAGCCTTGCAACGCAGGTGGCGTGGCATCACCAATACAGAACTGCCAATGCCATGCTTCAAACTCTGGTGATTTGGGATCACTACCCTGAAGGTAGAAACCATAGTTGGGTGCATTCTCGCACAGCCATTTCAATGAACGCTTTGCAGAAGCCAGCGCAACGATCTGTGCGTTCTTATCTTCTACAGCCAAATCAATAGCCAAACCCCAGCCATGATTAGAACCTGATTTACCTGTTGGATCTGGCGCAGCAGATGGTGCTTTGCCTTTTTTCAGATACCACTTCTTGCCTTCATAGGTGCGTGTTACTTGTGGCTTGCGCCCACCATCAGTAAGTGAATACCTATCTTTGAACATAGCCAGTTGCCCATCAAATGAACGATAATCACCAATGTTGCGCAAGGTAATACCGTTTGCTTTTGCTGCTTCATACAAAGCATTGAACGCAACTGCTGCTGGTTTCACCATTTTGCCACCAGTGTTCACACGCATCAACAAAGCCTTATCAAGCCTGCCATTGATCTGACCCTTTAGGATTGTTGGCAATACAAGTTTCTGATATGGATACTTCATTAGGCTTCTTCTGTGTTCTTTTCTGCTGGTGTTACACCAGTGAACGCTGCGTTGATTTCTGCTGTGGTCAGATTGCCATCAACAGATGATCTTGCAAGCCTTTCAATAACGGTCACACAGGCACTGATACCTGCAAGCAACGCTGATTTGGCTACTGGAATGCCACCAATGATGGAAGCACCACCAATGATTGCCATTGCATTCACCACAAATGTGCTGATGATGCGTTGAATGATGCTGATTGCAGTGTTCATTTCTCTTCTTTCCCAGATAGGGCTAAAGCAACAAGGTTGATAACCAACCCTGTTGCGCCAATGTATAAACCAATTCTTCTTGTGTCACCTGAAAGGGTTATCAAGACCAGTGCTGTGCCACACAATGTCCAAACCAAACCAGATACTTCACCCAAAAATCTATTCATACTTGAAACAAGTATGCACCATGTTGTTTTCTTTCACTGTCAGTTTATCTTGCGTGATGCAGTGGGTATAGCAGAAAGCATTGCGCCAGCAGCCACAACAAGTCTGCGTGTTGAAATCGGCACTGTTGAACCTAACGGTACATAGGTATCTGTTTTACCATCAAAAACATTGATGGCTGTTTCAAATGATTCACGCACACTTTCTGAAGCAGTTTGCACCACAGCAATCAGTTCTACTAATTGGTTTGGTTCTATGGTTTCCAGATCTAACGCTTCAAAGATTTGTTGTGCTTCATCAGCAGACACACTTTCAAGCACTGTTGCGCTGGTGGCTAGTTCAACAGCCTGTTCAGAAGTTATTTCTGTTTCAAGGATTTCAGCCACCACTGCTTGTATTTCTGTTTGTGATGCTGTGTCTATGTTCGCTAGAAGTTCTATGATTTGGTTATCAACTATTTCTGTGGGGGTTTCTAATGGTGGTTCTTGAATTGGTAGTGATGTTGATGACGCTACTTCTGGCAAGGTTGGCGTGGGAATGGTTGCGACAGGCACAGAAGTTGTTGAAAGAGCAACAGCAGTTGGCACAGGATTTGGTGTGGTCACAGGTGGATTGGTCACAATCGGATCAGCCACAGTTGTTGTTGTCTGAACCACAGTTGTTTGAACCTGAAGAACAGTTGTCTGAACTTGATGTGTGGTCTGTGTTTCAGGATAAGAAGAAGAAGTAGTTGTTGTTTCTGGTTCTGTTGTGGTGGTTGTTTGGCGTACCGTTGTTGTTGTTTGTTCTGTGGTTGTGGTTGTGCTACTGGTTTGATTAGCAGTAGTTGTAAAGGCTTCATCAGGCACTATGACCCAGCCTGTATTGTCAATGTTCCATGCCAGCATGAAGCAAGTGCCACCACCATTTTCATAGTACCAGCCATCAAGGGTTAGTGATTCATTGGCTGGCAGGGTCATGGTTTCTGTTTCAATTGCGCTACAACCTTTGTCTGTCCAATCACCCCATTCATAACCACCTATTTTCATTGTGCCACCATCATCAGCAGCCAGCCAGAATTGAATCGTGTTGTGTGCTGGCAGGGTGATGAAGCCTGTGTAGTGAACCATGAACAGATCATCTGGGCAGCCAATCATGGGTTCACCATCAAAACTTCTGTTGATGTTGTTTTCTATTTCGCTACCACATGATTGATATGTGTAATCAGTTTTGCTGGGTGGCACATCAGTTATCACATAATAAACAGCGTTGATGCCTGTGATGGGTTGTGCTTGTGCGTGGGTGCTGAAGAACGCAAGTAGGGCTACTGGTATGAAGATAAGCCAGCGCAGATCATTTATCTTTGTGTGCGTGCCAATCAATGTGTGTGCCTAGTCTGCTATCTACCTTGTCTATTTTGGTTATGACGCTATCTAGTTTGTCTGAATTGGTGGCGTGGTCACGATTGTTTTGCCTGCGTGTAGTTTCAACCATTGCCACCAGCAGCGCACCTGTCATACCAATAACAGCAACAACAATTTCATTCACTAGTTGTACCCATATACAGAGATGTTGCCTACTGCTGTGCCTGCTGATGGAAAAAAACGCAAACCAGTCATTACCGTACTTGCATTGTAATTCCCAGACCCATGCCACACATAGTTGAAAGCAAGAGCAACACGGCGAATAGATGCCTGATAAAAAATGTTTGTTTCAACTGCGACATTGGGTGCAAAAATATCTACTACCAAAGTAGTTTGTTTGCTTTCCCCATAGTTGTATGCAATTTCAAATGCGTTCTTGCTTGCTGTAAATGAACTAGCAACAGTGGTTTGGTAATACTCTAATTGTTGTTGTTCATAGTTTGTAAGTGCAACTGCACCACCTGAATCACGCAGACGGAAAGTCATTAGTGCAGCAGTAGCACCTGTATTAGCAGAAAAAACAACTCTATAATTTCTGTAATCAGAAGTAAAAATGTTTGATAAATCAAGTGGTGCTGCACTGGTAATTCCAGTAAAAGAACTTTCAGCCACCCTAACTAATCCCATAGGTCTATCTGTATTTGCAACAGTTACCCATGCAGATCCGTTGTATGACTGCAACACATTTGTATCATCAAGATAGCAAGTCATACCTTCAGCAAGTGTTGGTTCACCAGCACCACCAAACGCTGCATCACGCACAGCAACAGAAGCAAAACGCATAATAGTTTGATCCATTAGATAACCATTGACCTGTGCTGCTGTCAATTTACTGAACGCAGTAAAAAGTTTTGCGCCAAGACCAGCCATTAGATACCTTCACTTTCTGGTTGCCATTCTTCTGCTGTATTACCTTCAGCAACCCACGCAAGATACGCAACATAGTGACGATTGTTTTCATCATCAGGTATCACACCCAAATCAGGGTGATAAATAAAAGTCATATCTGCAACTGTTCTTATTTGGTACATCATAACTCTGCATCTGCTGTGTATTGGAATTGAACACCAGTGCCTGTGACTGTTCCAACACCTGCTTGAACTTTGTGTGTTCCAACTACTGCGCCATAAATCGTATCGCCCCAACCAACAACGGTAATTGCATCAGCAGTACCTGCAGCAGTTGAGTATGGTCTAAAAGTAGGCAAGGCTCTCTTTACTTGCTGAAAAGAGCCATTTGCGTGTAGGACACCAGTAAAACTTCCATATCTGTTCATAATTGCGTTCACTTCTGTGGCAGTCCCAATCGCTGTGGTCATTATGTAAGACTTCTCATAGTACCGTTGGCAAGCACGCAGATCATCACCAAAAGATTTGAACTCAAATGGTGTAGCAACAGAACCAACAGTAAGTTGTGTACCAGTAACAAAGAAAGTATTGCTAGTTGAAGAAGCCAAGTTGGTTTGACCAACAGCACGATTAGCAGAAACAGTCGCACCCCAAGTTGTAGCCAGCGTGCCAGAAGTAAAAGTTGTGCCAGCACCCAACCACCAATTCACTCTTAGTGATGAGTTTTCATCATTATCAAAAGCACCTGTAACATCAGCAGGGAATGTAACTGTTTTCAATTCCCAAGTATTAGAAACATTGATGGTATAAGACTTGCTACAACTTCTAGTGTTATCAGTATCTTCTAATTCAACAATGAAAATACCTGTCTGAAACGATTTGACCCAAAAAGACAATGTAAGTGTTTGCGCTGATGCTGTGCCTTTACGAACTGCTTGCAGATTTTGCCCTTCAATCCTTTGTTGAAGAATCAAATAATCACCAGCAGCAGGTGAAGCATCAGCAGTTGTACAAGCAAGTTTCAGACTGTTGCGAAATCCTGAACCAGTAGGTGCATCAGCAATAGTTGTTTGTGTCCATGTGCCTAATGTGTTTGCAAATGTATTCCAACGGTCAGCAGTGTAATAACCAGATGCTGTGATACCTGTAACTGCTGTGCCAACTGCTGAACGCTGGCTTACCTGCATTGCACCATTGATAAGCAGATTGCCTGAAGAAGAACCAGTGAACAAAACAGCATCAACCTGATCAGCAATACTGCGCATAGCAGTAGCACCATCAGTTACATAATCAGTAACAGAAGGATACGGAATCGCAAAGTTTGTCGTTGTGCCTGCCATCAAAACCCCTAAAGAATTGTCCAGATTAGATTAGACCACGATAACCCAGCAGGTACGGATTCCCAAGTAAGTGTAGGCGTAACACCAGCCCATTGTTGAGAATAACCCACAGGTGAAAAGTGTAAATCAATATGATGCGTAGTGCTAGTAATTCTATGATCAATGCCTTCAACATACAAGTTCTTCTGCACCACAGATGGCGTGCCATATTCAAACGATTTGATAACCCCAACAAAATCACCAATATCAAGCGTTGCCACAGCACTGCGCTGTGGGTCTGTCAATCTGTGCATATTGATAGAAAGCCCTGTGAACCAATAGTTAGGTTCTGCACGCAACAAATAATCAGCCAGCACCAAAGCATCAGCGTTAGTCAATAATGGGCTATCACTAATGACAATACTTTGCACGCCATAGTTATCTATAGATGTGGTGTCTGTGCTTTGCTGATCTGTTGGTGTTGGCTGTGATGGGTTAGGCGCAACAATAATAATCACATCATTCAAGATGCTGTCAGGTCTAATAGATGTTCTTCTAGCAATTGCTTCAGCCATGTTGATACCTACTCATAAACAACTTCCAGCGTTGAATAAGGAATCTTGGCAGCATCATTATCAGCAAAGATAATTGTTGGTGATTCTTCTGTGCTGTTAGGTGTGCGTGCTTCCCAATTCAAAGCCCCATTGCGATCAATATAAAAACGCCCCTGTTCTGCTTCTGCAACCAACATATTGAAATACGCCAATGGTGTTTGTGTAGCAACATCTTGGTTTGACAGGTTCGCTACACCAGTAGCAATAATAGGTGCAGGGTCTGTAGGAAAACTCACTTCTGGTAAGCCTAAAATCCTGTCCACCCTTGCACCTGATGTTTCTGCTGGTGGCGTAAAACCATTGATAGTTGTTGTTGATAAGTTTAGGAACGCATCAGCGCATTCAATATTGATCATATTGTGTCCATCTATGTTGAACTCTGTGTTGTAATGCACAATGAACCCACGAAACATATATTCATCATTGCGTGAAATCCTTACTTGCCTGCGTGGTTCAAAACCCAAACGCCCACGATCAACATTCCAATAGGGGCTGGCACTATTAGCAACGCTGAACTTATCCTGCCCAAGTAAATCATCAATAGTGATGTTGCAGGTTGAAGCACCAAACTGTGCATCTTGGCTACTACGCCCACGCTTGATAGAAACACCAACCACATATTGTGTTACATCAAAGAAAGTTGTTGAACCTTCCAAAAAATCTTCATCAAGAATACCTAGCAGGTCATCATCAAGGGTAAAAACATTCTGGTAGAAACCAGCATCAAGTTCAACCTTGTATGTGCCAATATCATTCAACCCAGCCATTACGCAACCTGAATATCAATTGCACCAGAACGCCTATTGAACTTACGCAGTTCAGCAACTAACACATCAGGCAAAGTTTGATCTGCAATCTTGCTATTGATTGTGATGTTATAAACATCACCACCCATGCCACCCATCTTTGATAATGGTATAACTGCTTCTGATTCACCACCTTCGCCTATCAAAGCCAGCGTTGGTTTTGTCACAATCCCACCAGAAGCAAGAGTAGCCAAACCACCAATGCTGATACCTGACAAATCAATACCACTAAAATCAAAGCCACCAGAAGAACCACTAGAAGCAGAAGAAACAGAAGTTGGCTGTGGCACATTGACAGCAACAGTAAGTTCATTTATAGCCTTCATTGCAGCCTTCATTTGTTTTGAACTCAATTTGCCTTTGCTTTGCTTCAACAGAAGGTTTGCTTTTGCTAGGGCTTTGGTGGCTTCCAGTTCACGCAACTTGGCATCACTCAAAGAATCAATTGCATCAAGTTCATCTTTTTGCGCTTTCTGCAATTCAACCAGCGCATCTTTATAGGTCTGTGATTCTGTGGTTGCACCATTCACAATTTCATTCAATGTCTTTTGCGCAGCAGCAACATTGTTTGTGCTGGTAGTTACAGCATCTTGCGCATCTTTCACACTCAACTTGGCTTCAGCCAAATCAATCTGTGCTTGCCTAATCGCTGTTGGGTCACCATTTGCATAGGCTTCTTGCAACGCAAGTTCAGCATCTGTCACAGCAAAGTTGGCTGTTTCCAATGCGTACCCTGCACGCTCTGCGTCACGCTCTGCCTGTGTCAATTCTTTTCTGGCATCAGATGCCTGTGTGGAATTAGCACCATATCCAGCAGCGATCTGGTTCAGTTTGGTTTGTGCAGTAACAACATTCTGTGTGGCTTCAGCCAAATCACTTTGGGCTTTCTTAGAAGCCTTTACAGCAGCAGTAAAAGATTTGTTGCTGTTGGCTGCACCAAACAATGCAGTAGTGAACTTGTCAAACTTCTGTGCTGCTGTTTCAACAACCTTTGCACCACTGCCAACTTGATTGCCTGCTGTGATCCCGATTTTGCCCAGCAACGCCATTGCTGCTTGGGTGTTAGTTGTCTCACCCCTAGCAATTTTAGCCATGTTTGCAAACTCTGATAAACCAAAAGACATTGACCCACCAGCAGAAGTTGTTGCAGTAGCAGCAATACCAATGGCTTTGGCATACGCATCAAGTTTGGTAAGTGTTGTGCCTGTAGTTTCATCAAGAATCTTCAGCGCATCAACATAAGGCTTGAACTTTCCAGTACCTTTGGTTGTGTATTCAGTTACATCAGCCATGCTGATGCCCATGTCACCTAATGCTGCTACAGCAATCTGCATTTGTGAATTGTTTTTAGTTAGATTTTTGAAGGCTTCAGTTTGCGCTGAACCTTCTGCCAAAAGAGCATTAGTGAAATCAATTGTTTTCTGTTCTGCTTTGGCTTTTTGGCTTGCGTATGTTCCATACAAAACTGCTGCTAAAGATAGCAACGCTGTTACACCACCTGCTGCCATCATTGCAATCTTGGCTGCGCCAAGTCTGGTGATCAATGCCTTCAATGAACCATCAGTAAGAGTAGTAACAATGTTCAACGCAATCATGCTGGCTTTATAAACACCAGTGGCGACATTCAATGCAACAATGCCAGCAGTAACACCAATGATAACTTTGCCAAAAGCACCCAAACTATTGATGCCATTGATAATAGAACCAACCAAGAAATTGACACCAGCACCTAGCCCCTGTTCACCAACAATTTTAGTGAACTGATCTAAGACAGGTAGCACATTATTGATGATGCCATCAGCAAATCTTTCTACAGCAGGTATCAACAGGTTGCCTAGATTCTCTTGAACATTGCCAATAGCAACTTTCATACGGTCAAAGCCTGTAGCAGTAGCCTTAGCAGTGCCACCAACCTGTGATTCAACTTCAGCCAGAATCAACTTCTGCGCTTCAAGTGATTTACCTGATTGCACCAGTGTTTTGATTTGATCTCTTTGTTGCTGGCTGAAGTTCACACCAGCCCTAGCAAGAGCAGTTACACCTTTGATGGGGTCAGATAAAGCCTTGCCAAGCATCTTGGCAGCAGCATCAGTAGAACCAAAAACATTGCCCAAATCCAAAGCAGCCTGCGCTGCTCTGTTGAACACATCATTGCCTGCACCAACTTCATTGCGTACCTGTTTGAAAGTAAGAAGCAGATTCAAAGAACTTTGGATTAGTTCATCATCTACGCCAACCTGCAAAGATAACTTTTGCGACAACTTAGCAACCTGATCACCAGTTAGACCAGCAGCACCACCAGTGGCTTTGATGATGGCATCAGTTTGTTTCATCACTCTTTGTGATTCATATGCAGCCTTTACCAGTGAACCACCAATAACGCCAGCAAGACCAGCACCAACAGCACCCAACTTTGCAAAGTTCTTTGCTGCTGTGTTCACTGCTTTGTTGGTGTTCATCAATGCAAAAGCACTGCGCTGCCCAGCACCATTCAGATTTTTGAAATCAGCAATAGCCTTCTGAATACCACGATTATCAAAAGAACTTATGATAGGTACAACAATTGCCATTAGAAAGCCTTTCCAAATCTGCCCAACGCTGTACGCACCTGTGAAGAAGCACGCACTGATTGTGCATTTCTACGGTCAGTTTCAGAAGCAATTTCAGCAGTGAACCTTTTGCCAATAGCATCAATCACTTGTGTAATTTCTTTTTCCACCATAGGAAAACTTGCTTTAGTTCTGCGCCACATAACTCTTGAAGGATCACCAGCCTTAGCAAGATTCTTTACAAACTGGCTGTTCTTCACTTCATTCTTAGCCAAATCATAAACAGAGCCAGCAGCATCAGATTGTTTGATACGCAGAATGGGGTATGAATTGGTGCGCCTAACTTTACGCCCACCCACCTGCACTGTTACACCCTTGCGTGCCTTCTTACCGTCATACTTAGGAAAAGATGAACCAGCACTGTTGGCTGATTTTCTGCCCCTAGTGGTACGCCCATATTTAGTCCAGTTGATCACACCAGTTGAACTTGGGTATGGCTTATCTGGGAAACCAGCAGCCACATACGCACGCATGGGTTCAGCCTTGTTTTTCAGGTCAGCACTAATGGCTTTATACAGTTCAGGTTCTAACTGCTTCAATGCTTGCAATACTGGCGCAACACCATGAACCATTGTTTGTGAAACTTGCACCTGCGCCATGTCAATACTTTACTTGTGTTGGTGTTGCTTGCTACGCCACAAAAGATAATCATGCATAGCATTTATATATGTGGGTTCTTGTTCAAGAAGCACACTAGGCGCAATACCTGTTTCAACACAGATCATTGCCAATCGTGCTATTGCGCTTCCATGTCCAAAGGGATTGATGAACCTTCATCAGCGTTATCAACAACTTCAATGGTATCAACAGTGTTCAACCATTCAGGATCAAAAGCCAATGTGGTGTTCTTGTTACGCACTTCTGATTTCCATGCCAACCACGCAATATCAGTCAATCGTAGTTCTGTTGCAAAGTTTGACACACTGCGATTCCATGTGCGTTCAAACGCAACGAAATCTGCAAACTGTGCTTCAACAATTTTTTCTGTACCGTCATTTGTTTTTACGGTCATTGCCATTTTCATTTGATGCTGTCTTTCTTTTATTTATGGGCTAGTAGTTTTTACTACAGATCCACCAGTGAAACTAAGTGTGGTCATTGCTAATTCACCAACAGCACCTGCCACTGGTGTATGCGCTGATAAGAATGTGCCACTTACTGTATAAAGTGGGCAAGTACCAGAAACAGTAGCGTTTGTTGGCTTTATCGTCACAGTGGTAGTTGTACCCACCAATGGATAGATCAACGCTTCAACACTTGTTGTTGGTGATCCTGATGGAATCGTTGTAGCAAAATCTTGCATCAACGCAATTTCAATTGACACATTTTGCAAACCACCAGCGAACTTATGTCCTGTATCACCAAACGCTGTTACTTCAATTGAATCAACTTCATAATTCAATGAAACACTATTTGCTTTTGTTTGTACTGCTGTACCAGCAATAGTGATTACTGCATCTGTTAGTGCGAGAACAGCCATGACTATGCAACAGCCTTTGCAATAGATCCACCAGTAAAACTAAGCGTTGTCATAGCCAATTCACCAACAGCACCAGCAACAGGTGTGTGTGCTGCTAAGTATGCACCAGTGATTGTGTAAGAAGGATTTGTTGCGCCAACAGCAGATGAAGTTGGTTTGATAACAAGTGTTGTTGTTGTGCCAACAAGACCATAAACAGTTGCTTCAACATTTGATGCTGCAAAGTCTTGCATCAACGCAATTTCAACTGACAGGTTTTGCAAACCACCAACAAATGAATGCCCAGAAGAACCAAACGCTGTTGATTCCAAAGAATCAATTTCATAATTGATAGAAACGCTATTGGCTCTATTCCCTAATGAAACGCTATTGATTGTGATGCTGGCATCAGTAAGAGCAAGAACAGCCATGACTATTCACCTTCCAATTGTGTTTGTGATTTGGCTTTTACACCAACTGCTTCTAGGTGTCCACCATCAAGCAACGCTTGTAAGTTTAGACCTTCTAGTTCTGATTCAGTGACTGTTGCACCCACTTTGCCAAGTGTGCAGTTATCACTAACAATTTTATATGTTGTCATGTTTCTTTCTTCCTACTGTGTGTACACAGTTACTTGAAAACTGATCTGCAAGTATTCTGCATCATCTTGTTCTAGTGCGCTGATGTTTGCAGAACTATTTACAACTAAATCACTGCACGCACCACCCAATGTTTTGTCACCTTCAAGCGCAAGTTTGATTGATGATGCACCATTAGGTGAAAGGTAAGCATCAAGGTTTGCGTTAGCGACACGATCAACCCAGCGACCCACAACAACATGACAGGTAAAATCCATTGTTGATACTGAATTGCCACCACCCATAGTCCTGTTATAAGTAACGCTGTTCAATGCTGGGTAGGCAAATGGTGGGTTCAATTGTTCAGGCTGATAACTGGTTGTGCGCAATCCTGACACAGTAGCCAAGCGTGCCTTCAGACCAGCAGCCACTGCACCAACGGTAGCCATCAGGCAACTACTTCAAGTTTGTATGTATGCAAAAGATCACGCACATCAGGATCTACAGCACGCACCTGCACAGCCATATCAGCAAAGCCGACAACACCCAACGCTGCGTTCAATCTGGCAAAGCCCCTGATAGATAAAAGAATGCAAGCCTGCTTGATGTCACTAGGTACTGCATTCCAGCCCCACTGCGCTGTGACCTGCACCAGTGGCTTATCAATAGCAATAGGGAACTGGTAGCCATTGATAGCCACAATGCGCCTATAGGGGTTGCCAGTAATCACTGCGTTCAAAGGTTCAATCTGGTACTGCTGGTTCTGTGTCCATGTTGTAGCAAAGGTTCCATCAGAAGCACTATCAATTTTTAGTGTGATTGATGAAGTAGCAATATCATCTGTGCCAACTTGATACAGCGTTGCAGGGTACAACTTCACTGCTGTTGCGTTGGTCTTGTAAAACCATCTGTTGCAGTAACCATCAATGCGCCTAGAAGCACCTTCAATAGCCTGTTCAATCAGCGCATCATCTGCATTATCTGTTAGGCGCAACGCTGATTTTACTTCAGCCAGTGTTGCATACCCATTGGTGATAGCCATTGTTAGTTGCTTGCACGCTTCCTAGTTGCAGGCTTTGCAGCCATTTCAACAACAGGTTCAGCAGTTGCTGTTTCAACAGGTGCGCTTGCACGCTTGGCTGTGTACCCATAGTGCGCAAGTTGATCATCAATCTGCTTCACACGGTCAGCCAATTTACGATTGACATACCCTGCACGCTCTACAAGTAGTGCTTCAATAATTGGTTGATTCATCTTTTCAATCTTCCAGTGCTGTGCTGGTGGGCTACCGTGTCTAGCGAAACCCACCAGCATCAACTGGTTGTTGGGGTTAGAAGGTTGGTGTGACCAATCCTGTGCCACCTACCAAAGCAGAAGCGTTTGGATAGCGTGCAGCAGTGAAAGCACTGTAACCATAGACAACTGCAAGAACATCAAGTTCAGCAGCCTTTGGCTGATCAAAGCGTAGGTACATTGGCGCACCATCGCCTTCTTCCCACAGGTGAAGTTCTTGCGTGTTTCCAATGATGATCACATCTTCATTTGAACCTGCACCATTTGTGGTGATCACATTGGCATCAGTTACCACTGGCAAGCCAGCAATGCTGTAACCACTGTTGCCATACACAACTGAACCATCACCAACAGCAATGGCGTTCATTGCGCCATTCATGGTTGGTACTGCCAGTGGGCGTTTTGTGTCATCTAATGCTGCAAGGATAAAAGCCAAACGGCGTGGGTGCATGATCATCACATTGGGTCCACCAAAGTAGTTGGTTTGAATGCGCTGTACGCAATCAAGCAACTTTGGATACAACTCACCAACTGTGGGTGAAGAGTCAGTGAAAGTAACAACTTGTGTTACTGCGTTAGTCAATGAAGTAACAACAGAAGCATCAAGGGTGGTGTGGTATGACAAGATCAAGTCATTCATTACCAAACCATCAACACCTGTGCCACGCTCTAAGGCTTGGCGTGAAACTGTTTGCTGACCTGCAATGGTCTGAACTGTGATGTCCAACTTTGTATCGTCCATGTTTGTTTCAGATACTGCTGCACCTTCAGATTGTGCTGCTGTGCTTGAACCTGTGGTTACACGGCTGATGCTGATTGTCAAACCTGATGCTGGCAACTGGTGCTTGCGTGCAATATCTGCAACAGGGCGACCAGCCCTAGCCAGTGGTGCTGCAAGTTCAGTCAAGAACTGTGGCACGATAAGCCCAGCAAAGTTTGCTGAAGTTACATCACGGCGTTCTACACGCTCTTCATTCATGTGGCGTGCAAGACGCTCTTTGGCTTGATAGTCACCATTGAACTGTGCAGCAAACGCATCACCCAAGAATGATGCAGAACGATTGTCACGGCTGTATGTGCGTGCTTCTGAACGCACAACTGCTGGTGCAGTAAGCCCAGCCTGCGTGCGCATTTCTGCTGCTTTTGCGTTGCGTGCTTCAAGATCTTTGTGCTGTGAGATTTGATCATCAAGTTCTGATGCTGAACGCAGTGCAACTGCAATTTCAGCATCTTCATCTGGGGTCAGTTCACGCACTTCTGCTTCTGCTGCTTCAACGATTGTCTGTGCGCTGGCAAGATGTGCATCACGCTTTTCAATCAACTTATCTGAATATGACATTTTGAATCCTTTTGATAGGGGTTTTCATTTTTAGTGAGTGTCAAAGACAGCGTGTGGCTACTTTACGGCTCTTGTTTTTGCCAGCAAAACTTGCGCTTTGCGTAGCGAAACTGATTGCACAATAGCAACTGTTGTATCAGTTATTTGCTGATTGCGCATTTCTGCACTGGTTTCTTCATATGCAGGATATGTAACAATGCTGACATCATGTAGGCGCACTTCTTTTAGTTCACGCACTGTGCGTTCAGCATTCCATGAATCTTTGATGGTTTCAAAAGCAAAAGACATTTGCGATAGATCGCCACGCTTCAATGCGCTGCGTATCTTTACTGCATCAGGGTTTGCTGGGTCTAGGCGTGCTTCCATAAATAAACCTTTGTCATCTTCTGTCAAGGTAAGCGTGCCTGATTTGGTGCGTGCCAATGGCACACCAGTGTGATCTATAAGCAAACGCACATCAGAACGATCTTTTATAGTTTTCTTGAATGCGCCACGCTTTACATATTCAGTGAATGGCAGTGGCTCTGATGGGGAATCAAACACGGCTGCATAGCCACGCACTGTCCAATCATCTTCACCATCAGCCATTGCACGCAATTCAAGATTAGTAAAAGCAATACTGCGTGTGCCTTTATCAACAGCCACCCACCTGTGTTCAACTACTGGTGATTCACTGCGTTCTTCTTCAAGTTCAGCATCAAGTTGATCAACAATGTTTTGTGCGTAATCCATAGTTCTTTGTGCTTCTTTCTTAGTAGATCCACTACCCCACAGAAGATGTGCCACAACACCTGCTGTGATTTCACCATCTGCTGCTTCTAAGTCCACCATATGTCGTGCTATCCACGCAGCAATTTTGCGCCATTTATCAGGGGTAATTTCACCATCAGCCATTTTGCGTGCATCTTCAACGGTCTGTGGCAACAAGCCATCACCAGATAAACCTTCAGCGTGATACTTCAAACCTTGTTCTGCATTGTCACGCATAAACTGTGGTGCTGATAGGTCAATCTGTCTTTGTTCTCTGGAATCAATTTCAACTTCTTCAACCAGTTCTTCTTCAACAGGCTGGTGAAGTTCCATCATCTTTTCAGTGATTTCTTCAAGAATGCTTTTCACTGCTTCATATGCCTGCGCCAAAGCCATCATGATTGGTGATTCTTCTGCCTGATTCATTTCAGGTGGTTCAACCATTTCTTCTTCATCATCATCACTAATCAGTTCTGTATCTGACATAAGCAAGCGTGTTGCCCAATCACCCATAGGTTCAACATCTTCAGACAATGAAACAGCAATCATCTGATCAATGGCATCTTCTTTTATTTGATGGCAACCAATTGTTTCAGGTGTTGATTCTGGTGTGTCTGCTTTGATGGTTGCCCAGCCTGAACAATCTGATTGGGTATCACTTATGTAGTAGGGCATTATCTTTCCTAATCTGGATTGGGTGTCAAGATGCGCACATCAATACTTTTACCTGATTCAGCAATACCAAAAATGGTTTCATTGAACGGTACAAATATTGTGATTGGTGCGCTGTGTTTTGCTATGTCCAAACCATTTGAAGTTGTCACTGCACTGTTGCCAATAAATAACACTTCATTTGTTCTGTTGTGAATATAAACAGTTCTAGTTTGATTGTCTGCTGCCACAAGCAAAGTTGCAACATCAGTTACTGTGACTTGGCTTGATTTCATATCGCTGTCTGCCCATCAGTACCCAATGTTGGTAGATCGCCACCTTCAACACCAGCAACAGGTGCGCCAGCAATGCCAAGAATAAACTGATCGCCACCTTCATAGGGTTCTCTGCCTTCAATCTGGCGTGCTTCATTAGGTGTCAAAGTTCCAGACATAATCATGGTTTGTTGCGCACGCACCCTTGTTAGTTGGTCTGCTCTTGCAATTTCGTTTGTATCAAAACGCACTTTTTCTAGTGGTGGCAGTAGTTCACTGATGCAATCTTCTAGGCGTTTGCAATATGGCATCAGCGTATGGCGCAGAAAGTTGATACCTGCTGATTCAACATTTTGATAGGTCTGGCTGTCGCCACCACTGCCATTGATCATATGCAATGGAATGCGATAAGCCCTAGCGATATCACGCACGATTGCTTCTCTGTGGTTGATGGTGTCCATGTCTGATGCGCTGACAGTGACACTGCGCCACTTCAAGCCACCAGTAAGCACAGCAGGTTTGCGTGATTTGTAGTGGGTATCAAACCATGTGTTGCGCAGAACTTCTGCTGCTTCAGGTGAAAGGTTGTTATCAGTTTCAAGCACTGAAGATGGCGTTGCACCATCACCATAAAACTGCGCTAAGAAACGATCAATAGCCAGTGATGTTCCTATGGTCTGGCGCAAAGATTCCAATGGTGAAACACCACGCACCTGATTAGGGAAGCGCAACCAATCAATCTGTTTGATTACATCACTGTTATAAATATCATTGCTTCCAGTAACTTTGTATTGGCGTTCACCATTTTCATCAAGCATGATGGTTACTCTGTCTGGGTGAATGTTGCGCATCTCTATTAGTTGCCCACCTTCTCTTGGGGCATAAATAAACACAGTGCCATGAACAGCAAGTGTGGCAATGGTTTGATGCACAAAATCAAACATGGTTTGTTCAGCGTTGGGCTTACGCAACACCAATGGCATTGGCAAACGCTCTAGGCGTGAACCAACTTCTTTGTATGGGTACAGGGGCATCATGGCTACAGAATCAGCCAGCAAAGTAATTGCTGACATAATCGCAGTGCTTGTGAACGCTGTATCTTGCGTGACTACTTCACCAGCAGAACTACCATACAACGGTCTAGCAGTAATACCTGTGGGGTCAATGCTGAACGGTAACTGGCGTGCTTCAATTTTTCTAAACAGGGTCATGCGTTGGCTTCAATCATTGCAACAACTGCAAGACCAGATGCAATCAAACCCAATTCAATGTTGATCATAAATACACCAATGCACGCAGTAAGAACACCAATGGCTTCAGCAATAACTAATTTCAGTTTCATGCCATCACCATACATTAGCAATCATAGGTGTAGGCGTATTACTTGAACGCCTAGTTGCACGATCAATAGCCATACACATTGCAATGCACGCATCAATCTTTCTTCTGCTCTTACCCTTAGATAAACGCCAGCCTTGTTCTGTCATGCGCTGTGCAGCAGACAAAACCTGATCAGTGAACATAGGTGAACCACCATGAACAATCTTCTTGCCTACGATAAACTCATACGCAGTACCACACGCAGGTATCATTCTTTGTGATGATTGTGGAAACTCAACCATTGGCAACCCATCATCATAAAGTGATTCTGCTGAACGCTGAAAGAAAGCAGGGTCATAAGCAAACTCTTGCACTTCAAGTTCATTGTGCAGTTCACGCAGATGAGATTCAATAGCGTGAATATCAATGGCTTCTTGATCTGGGTGAAAGATTTTTGCTTGCACAGCAATGCGCCCATCTTCATGTGGCTGCGCTATCACAATGCCTACGCTGTCATGTTTCAATGCCATGTCAATACCAACCCAGCAAGGGTCATAAGCGTTGATGGTTGCATCACCTGTGCATTGTTCCCACGCACCAACAGGTAGCCAAGATTCTTGGCTGCGTGTCCACTGGTTTAGCCTGAACCTACGCATGGCTGCTTCACTAGATTGGCGTGCAGACACACGCATATCATCAAGATCTAAAAGCCCCAACGCCAGATTTGGGTTGGCAATCTTCCACTGCTTTTCATCATTGATATCACAATCTGTTTTGGCTTCCCACCACCAAAACCCAAACTGATCTTCACTGGCTTCACCAGCAGAAACCCTTTTGCCATACTGATACAAACGCCCACACAAAGATTCAAGATCAAATCCAGCAGTAGTGATAGCAACTACTAATGGGTCTAGGCGTGCGCCAGATCCCATTGTCAAAGCGTCATACAAATCATCATTGCGTTGCACATGAAGTTCATCAAACACCACCAGTGATGGGTTCAGACCCTGTGCCAGTTTGCCATCAGAAGAAAGCACACGATAGATAGCACCAGTAGAAGGTACTTCAATAGCATCACGGTAAACCTTGCATTCATTTATCAAAGAAGATGAACGCTGAATCTGATGTTTGGCTTCTTCAAAAACAATGCGTGCTTGCTGGCGATCACCAGCAGCAGAATAAACTTCAGCACCTGCTTCACCAGCAAACAACCCATACAACGCCAGCGCAGAACCCAGCAAAGATTTACCTTGCTTTCTAGGCAAACCAATCAACGCACGCTTGTAACGCAACCTGCCAGCATCATTGCGTTCAAGCAACGCACGCAACAACCACTGTTGCCAATCAGTAAAAGTCAAAGGTTCACCAGCACGCACACCCTTAGTGACACGCAAAAAATATTCTGCAAAAGCAATAACATCATCACCATCACTAATCACACTGCGCTGTGGTGTGCAGTACGCAGGCTTCCATGCCTGCTTAGGCTTGGCTGGAACGCTTGCCATTCACAGACTTTCTAAACATTTCCATTTGTGTTTCAACCTTCACAGCCACAGCACCCAAGCGTGAACGATCAACAGGGGTCAAACCCAAAGAACACATCATGCTGAACTTCATCTTTTCCAAATTACGCAACTGCACACGGTCACGCCAATCACCCAATTCACGCACCTGCTTACGCAACTGCTGTTCTTCATCAGTGATTTCACAAAGCATCTGCACCAGTTCCAAATCTGTATCTGGTCTAAGCCACGCAGCACTAAACGCCCACAAGCGTTGCCACAGTTCTTCACCATAACCACCAGCAATCAAAGCCCTAACAGGTTCAGGCACACCAGCCGATTGCACAGCACCAGAATCTTTTACAACAGCCAGCGCAACATTGCGTGGCACACCACGCACCGATTCACCACGCTTCACTTTCACTTCAGTAGGCACACGATTACGCCCACCAGATCTGCTAGTACCAGCCATCACCAAAACCTTCTTGCTGTCATCACAGGTGCTTGTATCAGAAACCCTATTTGCTGACATTGTACACAAAGAGA